TCAGCATCATTTATTTTTTTACCACCAATCATATTTCTGTATGATTCATAATTTACATTATTAACTGATTCTTCAAATTCAGGAGCAGTATCACCGTCAGGAAAAGGTGTATGCTTACCATAATATAGATATAAAATAGTATTAGCAGGCTCAGTTAATGATTCTTTAAACTGCTCTGCGCTAGAAACTTTAAAATTGTTTGTAATAAAACTGTGTGCCATATTAACTCGTTGTTATTGTTGCATTCGCTGCTGTTAATGCTAGCGTATCTGATTCCCTTACTTTAACTACTTCACCAAATAACTTGGTACCTGATACATGTAATATTTCTTTTAGTTGTTCTTCATATTTAGCTAACGCTATACCAGTTCTAACTACATAAGAGTATTCTTGGTAATAATTACTATCTTGTATTTTTGAAACGTCATTAATAAAACTTTGTCTATCTCTCCACTCTCCAGCTCCTACACCTTGTTTTCCTGTAAGTGCTGAACCTGTTACAATAAATGGTGTATCATCATTTTGTAGTTGAACAGTCGTATTTGCTTCATAGCCATATCCTGAATCAATAATTTCTACTCCAGATGCTACCCCGTTTGCTGTAATAACTGTAGCATTAACAACTGCGTTTAATCCTATTGGAAGAGTTGTATCATCTTGATAAGCAAATAATACATTAGCAGTAGCTCCTGAAGTTGCACCAGTTAAAGTAGCACCAGCCACAAAAGCTTGTCCGAATTTTATATCTTCCAGAAGCTATTGCACTAATCGTTGTAGCGGCAACTCCTGATGAATCTGGATTAATAGCAGCATTAGAAGATAATGTAACTATATCAGTTGCGTCATTAAATGTACCAATTGGATTTGATATTTTAATATGAGAAGCATTAGATGATTCTACGACACCAGTTGCTCCTGTTGCAGCTTGTGATACACCTTCTCCTATTATTATAGGTGCTCCCCCATCTAAAGTAACATTTCCACTATGTGAAACTAAAAAGCCAGCTAAAGATAAAGTTTGAGAAAGATTTTCATCAGGTATAAATAGCCCGTTTCTATTTCCTATAACGCATACTAAATCTCTTCTATTAAAACCAGCAACATAAGGATTATGAACTAATGGTACAGGATCTAAATTATAGCCACTCCCTGGATTAATAAAGTTAAGAGATTCAATAGTACCAATTGTAAATGTACTAAATGTTAGAGCATTATATAATATAGTTGTTAGATCAGCTTGACCAGATTTAGGTAAACCATAACCAAAATCCATATTAACTGATACAGAAGCTCCAGTACCTGTTGATGTATTAATTACTATAGAAGCATTTGAATCGTACTCTGAACCAGGTTCATTTAATAATACACTATGAACTGAACCAGAGTTAGATGCATTAGCAGAGAAGACACCTGTTGCAATTACGTTCGGCGAACCACCACTAAATGTTACTGTATCAGAAGGCTGATAGCCAGTACCTGCTAATAAAGTTGAATTAGCTACATTTGCAAAAGCATTTACACCTTCATTTGTAATTGTTCTACTATTAGTAAATGCTCCATTAGATAAATTTCTTGCTACAATATGAGTAGCATTTATAGATTTTATAGTTCCTACAGCTCCAATTGAATTACCAGAAGCTTTCATTCTTGCTTTTAAGACAGCTCCTGACCCAGATGACGTGATAGTTACAGCTGGTACGCTTTCGTATTGAATACCATTATTTGATATTTCGATACCTTGAACAGTTCCATTACTATCGGTTACTACATTAGCAACAGCTGTTGTTGATGGACTGCCCCCAGTAAATACAACTGTATCAGAATTACTATATCCTGACCCTACAGTAGTAACAGCAATACTATTAACAACTAAATTAGCTTCAAATATATAATCACCAGCAGAAAAAGTTCCGTTAGCCGCAAAAGGCATTCCAGAATTAGCAATATTATTAATACCTATACTTGTATCAATAGTAACAGAATCAACAAAACCTATTCCTGAATTTGACCCGTTAACATGTACGTTAGAAGTTGGTACAGGATTTAAAGCGGTATTATTAGCTCCAATTATATCTGTAAATAAAGATAATGTTTCTTGAGTACCTAATGAGCCAACTTCAAAATCTCCACCTACTCCTGAACCTGTATTAGCTACATTTGCATATGTGTTACTAGTAACACCAATAATAAAAGTATAATCACCTTTATAGAACGGTTTATTATTAGCATTTAAACCTATTACGTTAGCTGTCTGTCTTACTTCTCTCCCTATAAATTCACCAGTTGCAGTAGCATTAACTACTGTATCAATTGCAACGTTTGTAGCAACATTATCTGAATAAAGTAAATCAGCTTGAGCGAAATCACCACTATGAGTAATAATAGTAATAACATTTCCAGTACCGGTTGAAACCCAATAACCGTTTGCTACTTCACTCCCACCTGTATTAATACCTCTAATAATATTTCCTGAATTAGCAAAACTAATAAAATCAATGTTGCCTGAAACCCAAGAAACATTAGCAAGAGGTTGCTTTACAGTTTCAAATAAAAAGAAATCTTCTATTTCTGAATTAGAATTAGTAGTATTAGCTACTACTAAGGTGGCATTTGAAGATAATGATCTAGTAAAATTATTTGATATGGTATATCCATATCCTCCATTAGCTAATTCATAATCAACTTTACCTGTTGCATCTACTACTGAAGTAATTCTTGCTCTACCATCTTTACCTGTTGATGATATAACATTAAACGTATCACCAACGCTGAATAATCTTCCTCCATTAGTAATAGTTATGTTAGTTAATGAGCCAACCATTTTAGGCGCATCTTCTATTAATCCATCATCACTTATAAACTCACCAGTTTGAAAATTACCTACTACGTTTGACAAAAAAGCTAGTGTTATTCTTTTACCGTTTATTACTTTAGTAATTACTGATTCAACAAATGCAGTAGCCGCTGAACTTGATCCTATTACTTCATTTCCAATAAATGAGGCAGTTCTATCAGATGGAGATAACTCAAGATAACTAGGTTTATTAAATGAGCTTTGAGAAGGTATTAATACTCTTGAACTTGGAAGAAATACTTCTATTTCTTGATCAAATAGCATTCTTATTAATAATTCTATAGAACGAATACTTCCTTTTGATTGATAGATGTCGCTTATATGCTTAATCATGAATCTTTCATCAGATTCAGAATTTAATTGAGTTCCTTGTAAAAATGTATTTTTAAAATGAATTATAAAATCATTAATTGAGCTATCAATATCTCTATTGTCTTTTAGCTCTCTTAAAACTTTATTTGTTTGATTACTAGTTTCTAACCATTCGTAATAAGCCAAGATAAAGTGAACAATTTCAGAATTAGATTCCTTAAAAATATCAGGAAATTGATTTTCAATAAAATTTGAAATATACTCAGGCGTGCTGGGCATTATAATCTCTCTTGATTAACGTTTAATATAATATCTTCAGAATTAAGCTGCAAAATAGTTGCCTGTTTAGATGTTATATCTCTATTTTTTACTCTTGCAAATACTTTAAGAATGCCACCACTAAAAGCTGTAATTAAAATAGAATTTATTTCAACTTTACCAGTTGTATAATTAACTGATCCAGCATCAGATAACAGTTCAACAAATTTATTTGCCGAATCTAGTTTTACTACCTTTAAAACACCGCTACCATTATCAATTAAGAAAGCATTACTATCTGTTCCATAAGTAAATAAAGATGATTCTACAGCAGGAAGATATAATCTTCTTTCTGAATTAGTATTAAATAAGTCGTCTGCCTCTAATTCATTATCAAATAATAATTCGTATGATGATGCTGTTGTTGAACTTGGAGTAAGTTTCTTAAATATTCTATTTCTAAGTTGTGAAGATATAATACTTGTATCAGTATCATCTATACCTGCTAAAGCTTTTGAATGTCTATAAGTAGATTCAAAACTATTAATATTATTATTAGCATAATTTAATAAAGCTGCTTGGGCTTTTGATTGTATACTAGATGCTGTTTGAGTAGTGACAGATATATTATAAGCTACATCTCCTACTACTTCAATAAAAGTAAACTCAGGTTGAACTACTTCAACATCAATACCTAAAGGAGTTCTTTTACTAAAAAAGTCTGATATTGATTTTTTAGCCGAAGCAGGAACACCATCAGCATCTTTCATATCAACGGCCAAAATAACTTTACCATATCTTGGTGTTGCTAACTCTTCTCCGCCAAAAGCAAGGACATTTTGTATATTAGGAAATTCTCTTTTAGCTAAAATTTCATAGTCATTAGATGTAACTGCTCTTTCTTGAACTTGAAACGATTTAGGGGCATTTATTCTTATACTCTCAATATCTTCCGGGTCGGCACCACCTATAGAATTAAATACAGTAGTTACAAGCACGTTACCGTAGCCGCCTATATTTGAGGCTGAACTGAATACTTTACCATTATCACCTTCTTTTTTACTCGATACTCTATATTTGGCTTTGATAATATTACCTATTTGAGGTTTTTTACCAAAGACGCCGTCCCCAAAAGTAATTCTATAAAGATTATCTTTTGCTGGTTCTATAAAATAACTATTTGAGCTATGAGTTAAACCAAATAAAGTATCAGCTTTTGACCATATGCTATTAATTGAACTAGTATTAGAAATTCTTATATTAACTTCTAAATGATCTATATCAATATCCTCATTTGAAAGTTCAGCTACAAAATTATTAGCAGTTGATACTGTAAAAAATTCTTCAATAACTTGACCTTCATATAATTCAATATTATTAATAACCCAAGTTGCATCACCATTAGCATCTTCAGATTTTGTAATAATATGATCACTTTGAGTTGAAAAAGTTTTAGTTGCCCCTGCAATAGTAGTAGTAAATTTATGCCACTTAGGTATAGTAATAGTACCAGGATTATCTGTTGGAATAATTTTTACATTAACAGTTGCTTTAGAACTAGAAGCAGATCTTGGAAGATA